GCGGTGAAGAAGTCCGTTATGACATGGCTCCTACCCTCTGCGTCCTCCCACATCTTGAAGCCCTTGTCGCTCAAGATGTCAGAGCCGGTATATCCTTTACTTGCTATACTCCGCGTTGTGATGTCTTCGGAATTTACATTGCCGAGGGTGGCGTTGCCGTCGGGGTCTATGCCTTTGTCTTTGCCGAAGCGGATGCCTTTGAGGAAGGTTATAAGACCGCGGGCGGTGTCGTCCAGCAGCCTGCTCATGAATTCCTTGTGTGTCCTCCGCGCACTGTACAGGTTTGAATCAGTCGGCTTTGTCCGGTCCCAACTGCGTATAATATCAGGAACATTGATGCTGCCCACAAGAGTACCGGCATAGTTCTTGGCGTCGGTAATGGCATCATCTATTCTTGCCATACTACCCTTTGAAAGGGCGTCACTGATTTCCAAGTCCATCTGTCCCGGCTCGTTCACTTTACGGATGATTTTCGTTATACGGCTCGCACGAAAGCCTTTCTCCGGGAAATATTCCTTGCTTTCCAACCTTATACGGCTGCCAACATATACTTCCGTGCCGGTCTCTTCCATCCATACATGGTCTGTCGGTGCTTTGTAGCGGCTAACGTCCAAGGCATGCTTCTTGTTGTACTCGTCAACCGCACTCCCGAACTCTTTCTCCGCCAGTCCGTAGTACTCGTCCGGCATACGGATGTTCCATAGGATATATTTATCCCCTTCTTTCGGCACCAGCGTGCCGCCGGGCAATTGTGTATCGTCATCATAAGGCCATATCGTGATTATCTCAAACTCCTTAGTCTTGCTGTCATAGTTCACCTCGAAATAATGGTCATTGCCGGCACCCAGCCCGGCAAGCTCGCTACCCTCCTGAAAGGACACACGTTTCACCAGTCCGCCTATCTCATAGTCGTTGGGGTCGAAACTCAGGTCGTTGTCCTTGAAGTAATATATCATAAAGGGCTTGCCGTCCTTGTCCTTGACCTTTTTCGAGCGCACGCCGGCCACGACACCGACACGCCGGGGATAGATGTCCGCAAAGGCCTTCTGCTCATAGTGGTGGATGATGCCGTACCGCTCCACGTTCACGTCCACATACTTCACGCCGTCGGGCAGCATCAGCCGGCTGTGTCCGTATTTCGCCGCGTCGATGTTGCGCGAGCTGCCTATGGGGAACAGGCGTGTATAGAACTTCGCATTGTCGGCCTTGTCTCGGTCAAGGGCCGTCAGTCCCTTGTCATACCCGAGCGTGATTTCCTCACCATGCTCGCAGCGGCACAGGTTTACAGTCTCTCCCTCTATCCACCATTCCACACCTACGGCTTCCGCCAGCTCCTTCAGCCCGTCATTGCAGTACTTGCCGGTATAGTCGATGGTCACGTTGTCTGTGCCCTCCACGGTGCCGGTCTTGAAGTTGGTCGTGCCGTCCATGCCGTCATTGATGTTCTTCACGATCAGACGCACATGGTCTATGGGACGGGCTGTCAGCGTGAACACGGCCTCGTTCCCGCCATCGCTATTGTTCAGAACGAGGAAACGCTTGATAAGGCTCTCGATACCGTACAGGCGGATACTGTATTCCCATTCTACGGAACTCTTCTCCGCAGGAACATATTTCTCCACCGCACGGTAACGCTCGCCACCATAGTCTATATAGTCGTTCACATCAACGAGAATAAATTCGTACAGAGTGAAGGAGAGATTCAGCAGGTTGTCCCCCTGTATCTCCTTTTCCTGCGTGCTGCTGTCATCTGGTTCTATGCGCGCCTTTACATTGCCGTAGCTGTCATATAGCGTAAGAATCATTTTTATATCGTTTAAATAGCGTTTGAATGATGATAAAATGGTATTATATTATCGGTTCCGGCTCACGAAAACTCACTTTATATCGGCTCGCCTGCACTCCCTCTTTCCAAAGATAGGTCAGTGTCTTGTATGAGGTACAGTCCAAATAAAACACTCTCAGCGTCAGCCTTAGTTCCGGGAAGTTTATCGCCAGCCACCCGTCCTTGCCGCTCTTCAGGAAGCGGATAAAGGCCATGTAGTTCGCCAACCACTGCTCCCGTGTCCGGGCATACTGCGCGAAGTGAAGCGTCACGTCACGCTCCGCATTGGCGGGCAACAGTGTCCCGGAGTATTTCTTTCCGTCATGCTCCCGTATGTCCACACCGATGTGTCCCTTTGTCTTGCTCGGTGCCATAATGGCGTTAAGGTTCTCCCTCCCGCCTTTCTTCTCTTCCGTCAGGAATACGCCGTACTCCTTCCAGATGTCAGTGCCGTTTATCAACACCTGTCCTTCCAATATATTGCTCATGTCATTTCATTTTTAGCCCGTCACGAATTATCTTCTTTATTTCTTCCTTAATATCCTTGAGAGATTGGGCGCTGCAGCCGGTGTTCCATTCTATCTTTTTGAGATGTTCCAGGGCTGCGCCCATTTTCCCCGCTACGTCCTCCACGTGGTCATCGATACTTGCCCAGTGCGTCTGCCCGCTGACGAACAGTCCTTCCAGCTTCGTACCCTGATCCTGACTCATCGCCATGAAAGCGCCGCTCCTGCCCGTCTGTGTCGTGCCGACGTCCTTGCCGGTCTCCTTGATGATACCCTCATTACGCAACTGCTCGATGTCATTCTTCGCATCTCTTACATACCCTTCATACTCCGCACGGAGTGCGTCAAGACGCTTACGATACTCCTCATCGGTAATCTCACCGTTTGTGCGGGTCTCGTTCAACTTGGCGAGATCTTCATACCACGCCTCCAAATTCTTCTGAAACTTCGCACCGACAAGATTATTCACAACCATCTTGTTAACCATTGCCTGCCAATTCTTGGCTATCTCATCAAAAACATCCTCCGAACCGTCTGCCAAACCATAAAGAGAATTGAGAAAATCACCAAAAACATTATCTTTCGTGGTCGTAGTCAGATTCTCATATAAAGCATCGGTTATCTCCTGCAACTTCCCCGCCTGAGCGATATAATCATTCAGTTTCTCGGCCAAACGGTCTCCATAACCACCTTTGCCCGTCTTAATTATCTGCTCCCACATATCCACGTTCGAGCGCAGCATCTTCATTTCTTCCGGACTTAGATTCCAAATGTTGCCGTCCCACTTCCTGCCCATCTGCCTGCTCAATCGGTCTATCTGTTCCTCATTAAAACCTCCCCAATAGTAATTCCAACTATGGTGGGAACCATGATACCCGGCTTGCGCCTGGGCAATATCCTTATAATTACCCGTTGTCTCTTCCTGCAGTTTCTGCGCTTCCCTTGATACTCTGATGGCGGCAGCGCCGCGGGCACTCTTCATCTCGTCCGTCAGGTCTTCTATCGCCTGCCCGAGAAGTTCGTTGCGCTTCGTCAGACGATCGATGCTCGCCGCTACCTCCGCGGCATTCGAGTTCGCAAACCATTCGCTCGGACCGTCGCTACCCAGCAAGCCCAACGTCAGGATATTCCCGACACGACCCAGAACACTGTCCAAAAGACCGCCCACTCCTTTCAACAAAATACTCTCTAATACGTGATAGAGATTTTCCGGAAGGTCGAATATCGCATCCATCAATCCGCCTATCGCGTCAAGTATGTTTGCCACCAAATCGTCTATCCATTGCAGCGAGACAAGTTCAGTAACGCTGTTCAGTATCCCGGTAACGAAACTTTTGATACCGTTCGACAGGTCAAGAATAAGTTTCGGTATCTGCGCCACGATGCCTGTCATACTGCCCATACCACCCGAAAGAACGCCCTCAATACCTCCGCCGATGACCGACAAACCTCTGCTCATCGCGCCGGACAGGCCGCTGCCAATCGTCTTCGCCATACCTTCCCCCATCTGGGGCAGTAACGAGTCAAGCACTCCTTTCAATTGGTCTGCCTGACCCGCGCTCTGCTGCAGCCCGCCGAAGCCCTCTACGCCCTGCCAGGTCTTGGCATTGCTTAGTGCTGTTGTCAGCCTGCTTGTGAAATTCGCCACCTCGTCAGAAGTACGGTTCAGTGCCGCACCGAAGTCTTCCATGCTCTCATGTGCCTTCATCGTGGCATCGCCCAGTTCCTGCGCCTTTGCCTCCAACGCCTTGTACTCCTCTTCCGTAATTTCCCCGGAGGCAAGTTTCTTCTTGCCCTCGTTCACGGCTTTTACCGCAGCCTCTTCTGTCTTCACCGCGCGGTCATATACCGCCACGCTGTCCGTGAACCGCCCTATGGCCTCGTCCAACTTCTGCCAGGTCGCGCTCTGGTCGGTACCGACATATCGCCGCATCTCCCGTATCAGGTCCGTCACCTTCTGTTGCGTCTCCGCATCGGCGTTCCGGTACTCGTCTGTCTCCACGTATGCGCGCAACTGCTCCATCATCGGTGCCATCATCTCCTTGGTCAGGTTGCCAACGCCACTGAACAAAGCATGCCAGTCTATGCCGCGGCTGATAGCCTCGAACGACATGCTCGCCTCGCGTTGCTGTTGTTCCTTCAGTATCTTCGCCTTTTGCCACCTCTTCGTAGTTTCACTAACCTCGCTCGCGTCCACATCCGCTATCTGCCGAGCCGTTTCTTGGGCGATGGCTAATTTCTGCTGCCGGAACGAACCATACTCTTTCAAATATTCGCTCATCGCCTGAACTTCTGCCCTGCGCTGCTCCAGCGTTTTCTTCCTTTCCTCTTTCTCTATCTCTTCATCGCCGGCTTTCTTTCTCTTTTCGGCAAGGGCACGACTGTCGGCAAGGGCATTCTCTTGTTCTTCCGTCAGATTTCCTTTCTGCGCCTCACGCCATTTCTTTTCCTGTGCGGCGAGTTCCTCCATTTCCTTATCATAGTTTTCCCGGATTTGACGGCGTTTCTTTTCAGAACTTTCCTCGAGCAGGTCTATCTCTGCCTGACGGTTCTTCTGCTGCAGGGCAAGCAGTTCCGCACCAATGCGTTCTTCTTCTTTATTGGCGTCTTTTCCCGTCTTCTCCTTTTTAGGCTTGTTTGGTGCGGCATGGCCGCCGATATTCGCTTTATTGCCGATAGATGCAATTTGTTTCTCCAAATCGGCTGCCCGTTTCAGATAACCGTCGCGTTCGGCCTCCAATTCTTTGGTTCTCCTGTCGTATGCCGCCTTGTTGTATCGCTCTACGGTCGAATGGCCGTCGTACATGCCGCGGCTTTCAGATTGCATAAAGAAATGTCCCGCACGGGCAAGCGGTCCCATGTCGCTTTCGGCATTGCCCGGTTTCGTGGCCTTGTGATTGCTTACTTTCTCGTCGGCTTCCACGGCCTTGTTCACCAGTGCCTGTACTTTGGCTTGAAGGAAAAGCATCTGTATGTACTGCTCGGCTTTACGGGTCAGAACGTCGTACCACTGTGCCACGGTGTCGTAATAACCGAAGGCCTCGCCGTACTTGCGGTTCATCTCATCACACTTTTTCTTCTCCTCTTCCTTGGAGCCGCAGAAGTTCTTCAGACTCTCACGGGTGGTGTCTATCTCAAAACGGGTCTTTATCATCTCCGCCCGCCCCTGTGATTCAATCTCGACACGCTCACGGGTTTTCCGCGCGGCATCGTCTTGAGCGGCAGAGTATCTGTCCCATGCCACTACCAATGCGGTTATCACCGCAGAAAGCCCCAGCGTCAGAGTGGCCATGAGTGCCGTCGCGGCGGCATTGGAGATACCAAGAGACGTGGCAAGTCGGTAATTGGCGGCAGTCAGCAGATTCTTTACTTTGGTCACGGTTACCAGACGGAATGCGCTGTCCTTGTTAAGCGCGTTGAAAAACTGCTGCAAACCCATCGTTATGGCCATGACGCTTTGCACTCTCGCCTGTACCTTCATCAGGTTTTCGTTCTCGGAAGCAAAAAGAGACATCACACCAGTGGCAGTGGTGAATGCTCCCGACAGGCCGTTCACGCCGGAGATGAACCCCTGAAGGTTCGCATCGTCGTTGGCAAGGATACTGGTCTGGGCACGCAGATCTCCCAGCGTGTCCGAGAGCCGGGCGGCTTTCTCGGACATCTGCCGGTACTCCTCGGTGTTCTGCTCGCCGTTCAGCCGCATACGTGCCATGTCGTTCTGCAACTCGCGCAACTGCATTGACAGCCGTTTGTTGCTCGCCCTGTTGCGCTCTTGTTCATAGGTCAGTCCGGAGAGTATCCCTTTCTCCTCATCAAGGGCTTTCTTCGCAGCGTTAAGATCGGCGAGAACCGCGGCTTGTGCTCTGCCGGGAGCGGCTTTTTCGTAAGCCTTTTGCAGGGAACGTATGTCTGACTCTACTTGCTTCACGACACTTTTCTGATCCTTTATCTTCTCCGTAAAACTCTTGTTTGCTGCCGCTGCCTGCTCCTCGGAAATGGTCATCCTGCGGTATTCCTGTTCCAACCGGGCAACGCCCTGACGCGCCTGTAGGTGTTCCTTCTCCAACTGCTGAAGTACCGCCGACTCCTCGGAAAGGACTTTCTTGCACGCGCTGATTTCAACGAGAAGATCCTGTTGCCCGGTACCGGGCTTCAGGGTCGACAGTTTGCGCTGCATCTTGTCCAAGTCAGAGTTCACGCCGTCAATAACCTTGCGCTGCTCGTCTATCTTCGTACTGATTGCAAGGGCGGCACGGCGGGCGGCGCCCAAAAGCTGCTCCACGCTCATCTTGCTCTTGTCGAGCCCCGCCGTAAGGTTGTCACGCATAAGGAACTCTATCTCTACCGGTTTCATTGTCTACTGTTTTAAGTTACTTTGAAAAAATCCCACAATACCCTCGGCTTCCTCCTCCGCTGTTTCATTGCAGCCTTTCCGATTAGTCCGATTAGCCGGATTGTCATCTACATACCGTGGGGCATCGCTCAGCATCATGATTAATGTCTGGAAGTTCACGCCGTTCAGGATGTAGTCCACGCTCCACCCTGTGGCGCTCGCTATCTGCCAGACAAATCCGAAAGGGCTATGGGAGCCTTCCCAACGGCTCTTTAACTCCCCTTCCTTCCGCGGCTCAGTCTCAGCCGCATCGGATTCGTCATCTCGGCCGATCTGATAATAGTCATAAAAGACTGCGTGCCCATCAGCAGCACGAACTCCCTGAAGGCTGCCTTCTGGTACTCCCACTTCATCCGGTGTCTCACAAGCCACGACAGCACACACACCGGAAGCCAACGACAATCCATCGTCAGGGCGATAATATTGCTGAGCGTCTTGCCATGACGCGCAAGAAACCGCATCTGCCCGTCAACATCCATCGCATCCAAATCGGCGGCAGTCGTATCCATCGTAAGGTACGCATGGGCTATCTTTATCTGGCGGGCAAGCGTCGGACGCTTCATCGTCAACCGGACACGAACGGGCTGCTTCCTCAATGGAATCCTTAAATCAAGGAGAGGGAGGGATACGCCCGCATCAAGCAAGGCTTCCGCTCCCTCTCGCTGGATTTTCCTGATCAATCGCTCGTCCATCACCCCTCAGCGGTATCATTGATTTCATAAGGCGCTCCGCCGTCCTCGGGCTTGTTAATCTTCAACTGGCATTCCACTTTCGACACTTCGGTCAAAGTCAGCTTGCCGCCGAGGTTCGCGAGGATGGTTCCGTTGGGAATGGTCATCGTCTGGCCGCTCACGAAATCTATTGTCCACTTGTCCCGCAACTGCACAAGGGAGGAGGGGGCTTTCCACCCCGTTACCTTCTCGTTGCCGCCGCTGCCGCTCTTCACCAGTTCGCCGCCGAGAATGTTCTTCAAGTTCTCGTAGTCCAGTTGGATAAGATTGAACGTAGGACTCACCTGGCCGTTCTTCTGCAACAGGGTCAAAACAGGGGCGTCGGGAACCTGCTCGGCTTCAACGTCGACGCTCTCGGGCTTTGTGCCGTTCCAGTCCCAGCTGCCTTTCTCGATGTAACCGATAAGGGTGCTCCCTTTCTTCACGGCTGCTATGCCGTAGATAAATTTTTTGTTCTTGATCATTTTCTCTTCAGTTTTATAAAAATTAATAATGTTCCGATCCATGCTGTACCGGACAGAAAGCCGGCACAAAAATACTCCGCACGCATGAGGAACGTGTTAACTGTACTTTCCTTTGACTCTGCTCTCAACGCTCTGCGCTCGTCGCTCAACGTTTCCAACTTGCGTTTCATGACACTGATCGTCTTGGAGTAGCTTGCGCACAACAGTTCCAGACTGTCACATCCGGCTTCAACAACCAGCTGCTCCGGCTCCTTCTCCGTCGCCGGCCTCCGTGTCACCTTCACATTCGCCTGTCCCTGACGGGCGGTGTAGCCCGCACCGGCGGGCAACTCCCGAAGACTGTCCATCATCAGCGTCAGACTCACCGTCGACATCGGAACTTTCACCGGAGTTTGCAAGGTTTCTACGACGCTCACCGTGCTGTCCGAGACGAGGCGGCTCGCCTCTCGGCTCGTGACACTCTCGCGCGTCACGCTTTTTCTGATCGACGCGCATCCGCTTAAGCACAGGACAATCATCGCTGTAACGGCAACTGTTGGCATCATCGATAGCCTTACGCAGACGGGCCATCTCGCGCTTCGTGGAATTGAGATCTTTTCTTGTTTCATTAAGTTCTTCCTTTAAAGGTTCTACTATGTTCTCAATCAATATACGGGTGGCCTGCTCAGTATTCGTTATCTTCACTGTGTCGGCCTCGGCAAGTGCCTTCTCCGCCTCCGCCTTTGCCTTTTTCAAGGCCGCGCGTATCGTAACGATCGAAATGATTGCGCCGGCAAGACTCCCGCCGAGGATTACATTCAGAATTTCACTAAGCTCCATTTCCATATATCAACTATTGATTGATTCCAATTTCTTTGAGCCACTTCCGAACGTCGAAACTCGGACAGGCCTTGTCCGCTACCTCTCTGTGGCCGATAATCTTCACTTTCGGGAAACGCCTGTGGAAGTCCAGCACGTAGGCTTTCAATGCCTCTTTCTGTGATGCTGTCCGGGTGTCTTTCGGAGTCTGGCCGTCAACGGCCAGACCTCCCACATACACCACGTGACGGCTCACACTGTTGTAGCCCGCGGCGCCGTTCGTTACCTCCCAAGGATCCACCTGCGCGTCCTCGTTGTTCTTCACCAGACGCTCCACACGGCCGTCCGGATGCACCATGTCCGTGTAACCCACCTGCCGCCAGCCGCGGCCGCCCTTGCTTACGGGGGCGGTGTGCCAGTGCCGTATCTCCGCAGAACTTACCTCACGGCCCTCGGGCGTGGCGGTGCAGTGGATTACAAGGTATTTCAGAGGCTTACTCATCGCCTCCCTGATTTGAATTTGAACTCTGCTCTTGGGCAGATGCTCCGGTATCCGGATTTTCGTCCGTACCGTCCTCGCTTCCGTACGGATGTACGCCGCCTTCCTCTGTACCGAGGATATGCGCGGGGGCTGTCTTGCCCTTGAACTCCTTGCACAGACCGCGGTCTATGAGCGACCGGCCGCGGTCTTTGTCTCTCACTTCCAAAATTGTATCCGGGTTGTACACGGTTACGTGGTCGTCCTTGTCACGGAACGTACTTGTTACTTTCAGTTTCATACGCTTGTATCTGTTTTTATGGTTTTACTTATCCTTCGGGAAGGCTGGGGTCCTTGTGTCCGCTCATCATAACGGCGCCGGCGTCTGCCTTTTTGGGCATGCAGATGAAGTAGTGGCGGAAGTTGATCTTGTTTCTCTGATATTCAGGATCGGTGGATGCCTCGCTGTAGTACATCTTGGTGGAACCGGTGGCCTTGAACACACGCGGCGCATGGAAGGCGAACGAGCATTGGAACTCGCCGGTCGCGCCGACCGCGCCCACTTCCTTTTTCTTGCCCGCGATAGTGTACAGCGGGTTGTTCCCAAACTCGTAGATGTCAAAGCCGTAAAGCCTGCCCACCGTGCCGTCGTTGCGGTTGATGTTGTACTGCTCCTTGAACACCTGCGATACTTCCAACAGGTCGTTGGCATGGTCGCTGCAGAGAACTAAACGACGGCCCTGCGAAGGTACTTTCAACTTGTCCAACGAACGCTTAAGGCTAAGCAGGTCCCCCGCCGTCATCTTCAGGCGTCCCGTAACCGGATCGCGCTTGCCGGTAGTCTTCAGCACGGGAGTGGTCGCGCTGTCTTCCTTAGCGCACAAAGCGTGGGCGGCCTTGGCAAATTTCGAGTCGTTTATGGAGTTGCCGTGACTCTCCTTTACACGGGACATCTTGTCATAACTCAATGCGTGGAGCTCGTCGTCCGTGATGGGCGTTACCTTCGTCTGGAACTTGTCCAGCTTGATGGCGATGTCCTTGTCGTCCAACGCCTGCAAGGGGATGGGATAGGTGGTGTTGTTGATCAGCACATCGGGGTCTACGCCGACCTCCACAAGGTGGATGACATCGTTGTTCACGATACTCGAATTGTCGGGAATGCCGTCGAGGAAAGTCGCTTCCAGACCACGGCGAAGATGCTTCACCAGCTCGCCCGTCCATATCTCGGTATACACACCCGCACGGAGACTGCCGGAGGGAGCCGCATGTCCGATCACGGCGGCAAGCACATTCATGCCGACGGCGCCCGTAAGGGGCGACAGGCCGGCGGCGGCGGCAAGGGTGCCGCCCATGAGGCAGTTAAAAAGGACTGCCGCAAACATTACAATCAATCTTGTCATTGCTTTCTCATTTTTATTGTTATACATTTGGATTTCACAATTGTCGGGCAAACGGGGACAGAGCCCAACTTGTTCCGGCTTTGTCGGGAGCGACCGACATTCGCGATATTATATATCGCAATCAAAGCCGTATTCGGCCTTGTACAGCCTCTTGTACTCGTCGGGCTTCTCGGCACGAATCTTCTCCAATTCCTCGGCAGGCACATCGCTCAACTTTTTGTATTCGGCAATCCCGCCGCCGGTGCCTCCGCCGCGACTGCCCACGAAAGAACTCAACTTCAAGCGTGGAGACATCGCGTCGAAGGTGGCTTTCAGCTCTTCCGCACCAATCTTCTTTCCCAGTTCCAGGAACTGTTGTTTCTTGTCATCGCCGATTTTCTTCTCGGCGACGGCGGCGTTCACAAGCGTTTCAATACGCGCGGCACGAAGAGTGTCGCGTTCCTTGCGCAGACTCTCCGCCTCCGCGTCTTTGGCCTTCAGCCTTGCCAGTTCCGCACTGATGGCAGATTCGTCGGCATCTTTCGCCAGACCTAACTCAAGGGCTAATTTCTCTTGATCCATTTCTTTTCTTTTTTTATTGTTCTTAATATGCAGTGGCGGCAACACGTCTGCCGCATCCTTGCCTAATGTCAGTCGCACACCGTCCTTGTGCAATGCTATGGCGTCATCGTTCGCGCCGATGTCCACCAACGACACCTCGAACAGTTTGCTTTTAGTGATGGTTGGGGCGCGCTGGCCCCGGACAAGGAATTTCGGATCCTCGCTGGTCTCGACAATGTCAATGCCCACACTCACCATTTTCAACGAACCGAATTCCCATTGTTTCTTGCAACGACGGCTCAACTCCGTGGCCTCGTCGAAAACCAACTCGCCGGTTACCTCGTCGCCTTCAACCTTAAGGTCTCTCACCAAACCGATAACCTCACCGCGCTCGTGCATGTACAACAACACGGGATTCCTGTTATACTGTTCCACATTCATGCCCGAGGTCAGCACTCGCGTACCGTAACAGTTCAGACTTTCATTGCTGATTCTTACTCTCTTTCCTTTGCTCATTTCTTTCGATGTATATGTTGTGCCATGGCACAACTGAATTCTTGTTTTTTTTATCTGCAATGGCCGAGCATAACCGACCATTGACGATGCAATATTACTAACTAAATACTTGACTTCCAAATAATTATGAAACCGCTGCGGCATATACCGCACCACCTTCCGCATTATTTGTTCCTCTCGGCGAAAAACCCCAACTTTGCACTATATTAAATACATATTCAAATATTATATGAACAGAAAAGATACAGAACAGAAAAAGAATATCGGAAGGGCTCTCTACCTCTCCGGTATGGAACAGACCGAGATTGCAGAACAACTCGGGATCTCGCGAGTTACCGTTTCCAAATGGTGCACATCGGAAGGGTGGAAGGAGGCAAGAGCTGCTAAGAACATCTCACGGCCGGAACTGGTCAACAAACTTCTACTTGCAATTGACAACCTCATCGGGCAGGTCAATGCATCAGGCGCCCCCGAAGCAATAGGAACACTCGCAGACAAATTGTCAAAACTGTCGGCAACCATAGAGAAACTCGATAAAAAGGCGAACGTCATCGACGCTATCGAGGTATTCATGGCTTTTAACCGCTGGATTCAGGACCAGGCGTCCTACGACCCGGAGATTACCCCGGAGCTTATCAAGGCAATCAACAAGTACCAGAACAAGTTCCTCATGGAGCGTATGCAGACCCCGTCCACATTATAGTATCACGCTATGGCGACAATATCTGAGCTCAAAAAGATACGGCAGGAGTGGCAGGAGCACTGCCGGCAGATACAGTCCATTACGGACACCAAAAGCCTTGTCCGCGAGAACTACGTGCAGAAAGAGCGGCGCATATGCCGCCTCCGGAAGGACTATGCCGCATTCTGCGAGTATTACTTCCCTCACTTCCTGCAGCTGCGCGACAAGGTTACGGGCGAGATTATCCGTACCATCCGCAATGCGCCGTTCCACAACGCCGCTGCCGCAAAGGTGAAGAACACGCCGAACCTCAAGGCCGTGTTCAAATGGCCGCGCGGGCATGCCAAGTCTACCCACATGGACATCTTCACTCCGCTGTGGCTCATGTTCCAGCCCAAGAGGCTCATCAATTTCATGGTGCTCGTCGGAAAGTCAGAGGACAGCGCAAACCGGCTCCTCGGTGACATTCAGGCGGAGCTCCAGTATAACAAACGCATCATCGCCGACTTCGGGAAACAGATGTCTATGGGAGACTGGACCGAAGGAGAATTCAGCACAAAGGACGGAGTACATTTCCTTGCGTGCGGTCGTGGACAGTCGCCGCGTGGCCTCCGCAAGCGTGAGGCACGACCCGACTATATCGTCATCGACGACCTTGATGACGACGAGCTATGCCGGAACGAACGCCGCGTGCGCGAACTCACAGATTGGGTGAAGGAAGCCCTCTTCGGTGCACTCGATGTGGGGCGCGGACGCTTCATTATGGTCGGGAACCTTATCTCGAAGACATCCGTACTGGCAAACATATGCAAGACAAAGGGCGTGCATGTATCAACAATATATGCCGTGGATGGCGAGGGCAATCCCGTATGGCGCGAGAAATGGACAAAGGAGGAAGCCCGCGGATATGCCGAGTTCGTGGGCTATCGTGCATGGAACAAGGAGATGATGCACAACCCAATTGTCGAGGGAACCGTCTTCCGGCAGGAATGGATACGATGGGCAAAGCGGCCGGCATGGAAAGACTTCTCCGAATTTGTACTCTACATAGACCCGTCCTGGAAAAGCAAGAAGACCAACGACACAAAGGCCGCCAAGCTCTGGGGAAAGCATGGTACCGACCTGTGGCACCTCCGCGCTTTCGTGCGCAAGGCGTCTGTTGCCGAACTCGTACGATGGTGCTACGACCTATACGAATGGAGCCGGGAAATCGGCATTGCCATACGCTTTGCCATCGAGGCAAGCTTCATGCAGGACATTCTGCTCGATGAGTTCACAACAGAGGGGGAACTCCGAGGTTACCAACTGCCCATTACCGGCGATACACGCAAGAAGCCCGACAAGTTCCAGCGGGTAGAGGCAATAAGCCCGCTATGGGAAAGGGGATTTGTCTACTACGACATATCACAGAAGGAGGACCCCGACATGCAGGCGGGTGTCGAACAGACGCTCGCATTCGAGAAAGGTATGGCTGGCAACGACGACGCGCCCGACGCGGACGAGGGGGCCGTCTATATACTTCAGAAGAATACAAGACAGCGGATTTATTCACCGAGGTTCGGAAAACGGCCGACCTCAAAAAACCAATGGTAAATAACATGATACGGCTTATAAAAGACATTATCTTCGGCTTCCGCTTCAGGCGGGCCGTCAGGAAGGCAGACCGGTTTCACCATATCACGCACCGAAAGTACATGGTGCTGGTCATCAACAAAAAACTCGTGGTTCTCTCCAAACAGGAGGTGGGAAAGTTTGTGGAAAACGGCGTTTTCAAAAAGGGAACTGCCGTAGGGGATATTGAGACTAAGGCGTTATATATAACAATGTAGAATTATGTTTGTAACAGAGCAGGATTATAAAGTCGTAATAGGCGAACAGGCACTGAAAGTCATATCGCAGATCAGTAACGAGAACAGGGAAAACGCAGAGACGGAGGCGGTGGAGGAGATTGCGGCATACCTACGGCCCAAGTATGACACGGAGGCCGTATTCGGCGCGGCAGGAAAACAAAGGAACAAACTGGTGGTGATGTACACATGCGACATCGCAATTTACCACATGGCGGCGTCGGCACCGCAGAAAATGGGAATGGAGATACGGAAGGAAAGATACGAAAGGGCGGTAAAGTGGCTCGAAGGGGTACAGGCGGGAAAGATTGTGCCGGATCTGCCGCTCGCCATAGGGGAGAACGGCGAACCCGTCGGTATACCGATGGTGTACGGATGTCAAAAAAAACTGAAACATAACTGGTAAAGTAAACACTGCGTTAAAAGGTTAGAGAATATGGGAAAAAACAGAAATAAAGGCGACAAAACGCTGCTGCAAACACCCTTCGGAACGCTGAGGCTCGCAAAGAACGTCGCGAAACGCTTCCGGAAAACCGTAATGGAACTGCAACGGACTACCGATTCGCTGACAAGAAAGGACATAGGGGACTGGCGCATGGCGTGGCAGATGGCAATAAATGTCGAAAACCCGAACCGGCAGCGCCTATACGACATTTACAGAGATGTCGAGATAGACCTCCACCTCGCGGGATGCATACGGCAGAGAGAGGGATTCGTCATGGCGAGATCATTCAAATTGGTAAACGGGAAAGGAGAGGAGGACCAAAAAGCCGCGGAATGGTTCAACACGGAATGGTTCAAACAACTGATGAAATTCGCACTCGATGCGAACTACTGGGGACACTCGCTCATAGAACTGGGGGATGTCACAACAGACACCAACGGAAGAAAATGCTACGAATGGGCGAGACTTGTTCCCAGAAAACACGTCAGTCCGGAATACGGAAGGGTGGTGGAACAACTGGGAGACGACTGGGAAAAGGGCGTAGACTACCGAAGCCCGGAGATTGCACAATGGCTCATAGAGGTCGGACAGCCGGACAACCTCGGACTTTTCCTCAAAGCGGCGACGCAGACAATACCCAAGAAGAACGCATTGGCGTTCTGGGACACGTTCGCGGAGATATTCGGAATGCCAATGCGCATAGCGAGGACAACATCACGGGACGGCAAGGAACTCGCAAAAATGGAGAAGATGATGGCAGACATGGGAACCGAAGGATGGGCTATATTTCAACAGGGAACGGAGATAGAGGTCGTGGAATCTTCAAAAGGGGATGCTTTCAATGTATACGACAGACGCATAGACAGGGCTAACTCCGAACTCTCGAAACTCATCATAGGACAGACTATGACAATCGAGGACGGATCCTCGATGTCACAGTCGGAAACACATCTCGAGGTTTTCCAAAACCTCGTGGAGGCAGACTGCGACATGATCCGTGACATGGTAAACAACCAACTCATACCGAGAATGATAAAACACGGATTCCCGATAAAAGGAATACACTTCGAGTGGGACTACGGCATAGACTACACACCCGAGCAGCAGGTCGCATACGAGCAACTCGTGCTGGACAACTACGAGGTGGACCCGGCATACTTCCAGGAGAAATACAACATGCCTGTAGGAGAACGAAGACAACAGGTGCCCGTTATTGGCTCAACACCTCCCGACGATGGAGGCGAAGAAACTAAGGGAAACAAAAAGCAACATACGGCAAAACCACAACCTTTTTTCGACTGAGCCCCTCTGACTACGAGGGGCTGCACGAACGCTATGCCCGTCTGCTTGGAAAATCCGCACTGAAGGCTGCATTCAGCCGCGAGGAGGAAGAACGGATAAACCAAATACGCCAAGAACTCTCCACGCTCTTCGAGGGAATGATGCAGACGCTACACAAGGTCGAGGGCGCGCAGTTCCGCATTGAGATTCTGGAGACGCCTAAAATGCGGGACTTCATTGAGGCACATGCCGCGGTACTCGACTCTTCATTCCAAAAGGTGGAGATGTCAGACATCATGCGCCGACGTCTCGAGCGCTCAAACTATATCTTCTCGGGCATGAAGACTTTCCACGAGCTCAACGAGGCGTTCCCGTCGCTACTCGACGAGAACGGAAATAGAAAACCGTTCGAACAGTTTTTGAATGACGTTCAGAAGATAGACAAGACCTATAATGCAAACTACCTCCGGGCCGAGTACAACTTCGTCCAGGCATCGGCACAGATGGCGGCCAAATGGGAGAACTTCATGCGCGACGGCGACCGGTACAACCTACAGTACCGAACAGCAGGCGACAAAAAGGTGCGGCCAACACACGCTTCCCTCAACCGTGTGACGCTCCCAATAACCGACACGTTCTGGGAAGAGTTCTGCCCCCCGAACGGATGGAACTGTTTTATAGAAGGAACACCTATACTTACCGCTAAAGGCTGGCAAAGCATAGAATCTATAAAAAAAGGGGATTTAGTCTATGGGGGAAGTGGACACCTCCGTAAAGTAACTGCCGTGATGACCAGACCTACGGAAGAACAAATTGTCACTATCCTTACCGATAGGAACTCTGCCACATGCACCGAAAATCACAGATTTTGCACACATCGAGGATGGGTCAGAGCGGCGGACTTGAAGACGGGAGATATAATCATCCAACTGGGAAAAGTCTCCTTTACCTACGTATGCGTTAACGCAATACACAACATGACGGCACTTTTCCGCAAAGCACGCATGGCGTTCAAAGGAAAGGGGAAAGCAGTTACGGCCTTGACAATCAACAATCAAATCAAGGCTGCGGATATAAAAGTCAGCAACAAAACGGCCGAAAAGAACGCGACTGTCAAAATGCAGACCAAGCCGGGCAAGATGATCACCAAGCATTCGTTCGAATGCAGAAAGGGGAGTACGCAAAGCGCTCATACGTTCGGGATGCAACGCACGGGTTCGTTTACTTGCCATGACGGCACGATGGCTTACATCGGGACGAAGAAGAGAACTACTGGTCTTAAGTTTCTCGGCTACTTGACGGACAAGAGCGCTGTTGGCTTTAGTCTTGCCTTGACGGACATGCTTACCCGATTCTGCCAAACGATGGTTCGTGGCAGCAAGAAGACTACTTGCCATCGAACGACGGGAAGGATTATCAATCCACTGCGCACGGACAGCATCGCTGCCGTGACGGACAGGAATTCCATATTGATGCAGGACTCGACAAACAGTACGCCCATTGATATGCCAATGCTTGCTCAGCCATCGAAAACTACGATGCTCTGTAAGATAGCGAAGTTGGCAGGCATCAAGAATATCGCAGCCTTCAAGGGCTTCAATTCGTTCTATAACTTCATTCGTAACACCTTTTTTCATAACAACTATTCTATAGTTCTTGACAAAGTTACAAAAAATAAGGGAAAAACAATGGTTTATAACATAGAAGTTGAAGAGGATGAGTCATATATTACGAAGATTGGCATAGCGCACAACTGTCGCTGTACAGTCGTACAAGTCCTAAAAGACAAATATCCCGTTACGCCGCACGACGAGGCAATGGCACTCGGAGAAGAGGCAACGGGCAAAGACACCAAAGGTATATTCCG